TTATTTAAATATTTAAGAAAAGAATGTGATAACAGAAACTGTACAGTACTTGTTTCCTCACATGATCTTGGTTTATTGGAGGAGTATTGTGATCAGGTTTTATTAATAGAAGATGGCAAATTAAAATTTTTCGGCAAAATTTCCGACTTCTTTTTACAGTACTCTTATGAAAAAATAGCGCGAATTACTTTTGATGGATTGTTATCGCTTAACAATCAAAGTGATTTAATGTCTTGTTGCCCTTGTTCGATTGAAGAAAATGAAATAACAATACGTGAAGAATATTTTCTTAAGCTGCCTGTTCTTATCGGTAACTCTAAAGCTCGTAATTGTGGTCGGTACTGCCTGAGCCTGTGCGAGTGCTGGCACAAATACCAGCACCGCGAAGACGCAAACAGCCAGCCATTGAAGAATCTTCTTCATGGTTGAACCTTTCTATTTGGTTGTGAAAAATGGGGAATTATTTAATCGCTAAATGCAAAAGCAATACCAGCAAGAATGCAGAAAACTAAAACAACAATATCTGCAGCACCCATACGAACCTCCTTTCGGTTAGTAAAGCTGCTTATAAGAGTCTTCCAAGAGTCTCTTTAAGCGAATTAAAAAGGCTATAAATAATCTTGTTCTCACCGAAATCAACAACACGCATCCCACACGCAAGCGCAACATCACGCTCAAGTTTTGCACCACGAGAAACATTCCAGCCGGGCAACATAACTACTGTGTCGTAATTAGTAATTTCCGAAAGGCATCGATGCATTGCCTGTTCCCAGCTAGAACTTGCAGAAATTTGCGCTGCGGGGTTATAGATCTGCTCAGCATCGCCAAGCGCAGCGAGCTCTTCAGCAAACATAAACAAGCCTTTATAGTTCTTTGTGTTAGTAATCGGTCCTGATAAGTACACTCGCTTGCCATTAATGTCACTACCGAGAGTTTCACCATTACTCAAATATGCCAGTAAGGCATAACGATTGATGAGGTCAACAGCTTTCTCAACAGGATCCATTACTGTTCCTCGATAAACTTAACGCACATTTCCGTCTCGAATTCTTCGACGGAACAGATTTCGGGTTCGAAATAATACGTTGGCACCAAGCGCAACTTGAGCAAAACGCCACAATGAGGACAAACACCATAGTCGCAGTCACCGTCTTGCATATCGACAACCTCAATGTTGGATGTCTTAATTGCCCCATTACAGTTGGGACAGAACTCATAATCTCCCGAATTTGTATCCGGGTTGTATATATAGCTCTTTAGTCCTTTAGCCTCTCGATAATCACGCTTCTTCGCTATCTCCTCGCAGTTAGTCATCGCTATCACCCAGCTTCTCTAGCTGGTCGGAGATGTCAAAAAGCTTACTCATTGACCAAGAAGTCATTTCGCCTCTATTGATAACGTGTCTGATCTCGCTAACAAGCGATTCGATTGCTCCTGGCTTCTTGTGTGTGAGTTCGCCTGGCTTGCAGAAATTAAGAGCAGACAGTTTAGTGTGTATCGCGCGGACTATTACATTACTGTCATTAAATATAAAACCGTCTACTGTAAACTCTCTTTCACCGGCATATACTGTGTCTCCAATGTGGATAACCTCGCCGTCTTTATCGACTGGTAACTCAACCATGTTTGACGTGTCGCATAGGTCAAGAACGCGGGTTACCATGGCGATAAAGTCGTCTTTTAATGACATATACTCAGGCGAGCTGTAACCATGAAGAATCTCAAATATAGAGTCCATGTTATATTTGGCTCGGTTCGCTCTCTCAGCGATTGCTGCACGCTCTTCTTTAGTTAGCATTGTTGCTCCTTTCGACCAGTCGCTTGTAGTGAGAAATCGCTGTGTCAAAGTCTTCGATGCAACTGATAATGTGTCTTGTGCTTACGTATGAATCAGCTTCGGCATATGCAGCAATGCGCTCATGCTTGGCTTTCAGAGCCTGTAAGAACATCTGTAATGTTGTCCCAGTCAAGTTCTTTACCCTTGTATAGTTTGGCCTTCTCTGCAATCTCTTGACGCTCCTGTCTAGTCAGCATTGCAAACCTCTTTCTCTTTGTCTTTGAGCCATACGGCTAAAGCTCCTACAAGGCCATATGCGATTAGGGCATATCTAAAAGCCATCAGATATGCCACATTGTGCGGCTCAAAAATGCCCAGGCAGTCAGCTGTGAAGTAGACCAGCAAAGGCAACAAAGCCACAAGAATTATTCTTTTTTTCATGATTTATTCCTTAGAATGCAAGCCATAAAGGCTCAAGAGAATCCGTCTGTTGATGAGCCATCGTTTTCCGGCTTTCTTGGCATACACCTCCCCTCGAGCGCACATCTTGCGCATCGTGGAGACTGGGATGCCTAATAATTGAGAAGCCTGTTCAACGGTAATTAGCTCAGTGTTTCGCAAGCTCTCCATAAAGCTAATCAATAAGCGGAGCTGTGCAGTAAGCGTTAACGCACCAGTCAAAGCCTTTCTGAGTCATCCTGGCATAAGGCTCATTTGACTTACCATCTCGACGAGTACTCATGATCTGCACGAATCTACCTGTCTCAATTCCTCGTTTGGTTGGGGCATTGCTTCCCTGGCAAATCATGCCATCAGCACGGAGAAGGGCAAAAAGACGTTTTCGGTTCATTAGAGGGTCGTACTGTGCAAGATAGCGCGCGGCATCTGTAATTGTCATCGTGCCTTTGACACTAATAATCGTGTCATACACTCCCGCTTTCGGTGCGAGTTCATCAATTCTGACGCCCTGCTCGATGATAGTTGTGTCCTTCTCGTAGAGTTGACGTTGTTGTTCTTTGAGCTGCGCGTCTTTGCGCTGAATAGCTTCATTAGCAACTAGGACCGCACGAGCTAAAAGCTCTTCATTACTCTCAGAGCCATCTGTGGCAATGTAACCGCCGCTTTGTCTAATTGCGGGAAGGACGTCATGTGTAACCCAGCGCTTAAAACGCTTGATGCGTTCAACTTTCGTCTCCCACGCAAGAAGCTGTTCGCGAGTGGCTTTGTTTGCTTTTGTCGGTTCAAACAAAAACAGCAAGTTATAAAACCCAGCCTCACTAATTAGCCTAACTTCCTGATTACCTCCAGGGGTGTACATATGCGTACCCCCCTTTTCATCTTCATCAAGACGCTGCATTGCACGGTTTCTATTTGTAATTTCCAAGAAATCGCATACGTCTTTAGCGACAAACCAAGGCTCTCCATCAGATCCTTTAAGGGCTCTGAGTTCTCCAAATTCTTGAGAACTGAAAACTTGTATACTTGTATTGTCCATTTCAACTCCTTAAAGTTTTTGGACACGCTCTCCCACGGTGCAACGTGAGGAGGGCACTTTTATCTTGAATGAATTAATAAAGCGGACGATTACCGTTTGCGGATTTTTTCTTTTCACTGCAGCTCAATCTATCTAGACTTTTGCATGCGCATACCAGAAAGGTATGTTTATGAGCAATGAGTTTAATGTCGAGCTAAATGAAGAAGCGCTATTAGAGCTTCTTAAGAACGGAGCACATATCGAATGCCCAGCCTGTGGAGAAGAGATAGTTACCGAAAACGGTGAAGGCACTTGCTCTAATTGTGGTCAGCACGTTATTCTTGATTTGTCACAGGTACAAGAATAATAGGCACCTCAGAAAGTTCCTTGATTTTATCCATCATAGAAACAGCTTTCTTGGTGATTTCACACAGCTCTTTGTAAGTCATTTCCAATTCATTGAGACTTCCAGATTCAAGTTTTACTCTATATCTAATAGTTTTGGTATGCGCATCATTTTCTAGTGACATTTTGTCCACCTTCCAAATGCGTCATTTGCTTCTTGAGCTGTTTCAAAACTACCAAGAAACCACAGGTTCCCACCGTCTTCACTGGCGTAATAAGCATCGTTAAAACAACTCTTTATAAGTGATGCTCCCTTAATGTGAGATATTGTGGTGTGTGGCGCCTTGGCTTTTTCTGGTTCGAGCTTATGCTCGATTTTAGGCTCCCAGTGATAAGACCATGCCGAGCCAGTATTTTGAGGTATTGGCATTTATTACTCCAGACATGCAAGCCACTTTGCAGAGACATTTAGTGCATCAGCAAGTAGACGAATAGTTTTTAAGCTAGTTTTTTCGTCGTTTTCCTCTTTACTTGCTTTATAAATTGTCGACTCAGAGAGGTTGGCTCTTGTTGCGAGCTCACGAGCTGACACATTTTCTCTAGCCATTGCGATGCGAATACGAACAGCAATTGAATCCATCTGATCCATGGTTGCCTCCAATCTATAAAACGTAGGGATAAAACAAATACTTGATTAATGCGATTTTCAAAGAACGACTAACTTTTATCTAGAAACATACGAAATCCGTAAGTTCTTCTTCATAATAGTTACGAAATTCGTAAATGTAAAGAAAATTTTTACGATATTTGTATATTTTGTGTAGAAAGTGGTAAAATGCCTGCTAGATGAAAGGAGCACCAATGGAAGAACTTAATCTTCAGTTGAAGCAAATCCGTAAGATGCGCCGTATGTCCCAGGGAGACCTTGCTGAAGCTGTGGGAGTATCATCACGAGTAATTAGTGCTTGGGAACGTCAAGAAACTGAAATAACAATCAAACATGCAAAGAAAATATGTGAAGTTCTGGACTGTACTTTTGAAGAACTAATCGGAGAAAAGTCATCGCCAGAACAGCTTGAAAACACAAGGCAATTAGACGATTTATTTAACAAACTTAAAGATGTAGATGCTGTAATTACTGAACTGCAGAAAAGAATCTAAGGAATAGATCTATGTACAGAGCTAAGCCAATCGGTAAATACGAGCTTAAACTTGGAGAATATTGAAGAGCTTGGCAGGCGCGAAGAAATAAGACATGTTTAATTCTCAAGGAACGCACGTTCCAATTTAGTGTTAACACCGGACAAAAACTAAGTCCGATATATAAAAGTTTGAAGGAATTGTGAAAGGGTTTGGGAAATGGCTGTTTACCAAGACAAAGCAAAGGACCGTATCAAAAAAGGCCTAAGACGCATGACGACAATTGTCGAAAAGGGACGCGCTGAAGACTTCAAAGAAGCTGACACTCGCAAGATTGTCTCAGACATTCTATGCGAGTATCTCGGCTGGGATAGGTTCGACAATGTCACTGCTGAGCAAATGATTGGCTCACGCTTTGCAGATTATGTCGTTAGAACATCGGATGAAGAGGTATTTGTCGTTGAGGTTAAGCAAATTGGCCTTAAGCTCAAGGAAACACACCTTAATCAAGCGCGTCAATATGCTGTTGATGAGGGTATTGACTGGATTATTCTTACCAACGGTGATGATTGGCAGGTCTACCGAACTAAACTCGAGGGCAAAATCCCTGTTACAAAGCTGGTGTTTAGAGTTACCATCTCAGACAAGGAGACAGCCCCAGCACAGAAAACAGAGCTGCTCTATCTGCTATCTGAAGAGGCACATCGCAAGAACGAAATTGATGACTATTATCAGAGACGCATTGCCCTTTCTGGAGAAAACCTTGCAGACCACATCATCTCAACTGAGGTCATTAATAAGCTGCGAGTTGCTATCAAGAACACAACAGGTCAGAACCTTAAAAATTCAGAAATTGCAGAAGCCTTAATCTCGCGCCTATTCTTGCCCGAAAAGGTAACGGATGACAGCCGCAAGGCAATCGCAAAAATGAAAAAAGACGAGCGCAAGAAGCCAGTCACAAAGTCGAAAGCTACGCCTGAAGAAGAATAGAGGTCAAAAAGTTCTTACAGAACTAACATGATCTTCAGAAGCTTATATGACCTTAAATAAGCTAAATAATACTTGAAAACCACTAAAGGAATGTTTAGACTGTTGCCAACAGGAGACGCACGAGATGGCATCGAGAAGGAAACTTATAGCCAAGCTACGAGCAGAGGGATTTTATTCTGCCGGCGGTACAAAGCACGAGAAGTTCGAGCATAAAGACGGAAGATATACGAACGTACCAAGACACGCCGAAATAAAAGAGAGTCTATATAAGCTGATATTAAAGCAGGCAAGAATAGACAACTAAAGGAAATGAAAATGTTGTACTTATACGAAATCGAAATCTTCAAAGATGATGATTACTATATAGCTGTCCCCTTTGATTTCGAGGGGGCTACTGAAGGATTTTCGAAGCAAGAATGCCTTGAAATGGCTGCTGATTTACTGACTTCGGAAATCCAACATCGGCTTATGCACGGAGATAGCTTACCAGAGCCTACGATTGACAATAGCCCGCAATACGAGGGTAAAATCTACTCGCTGGCTATAGACACAGGTATTGGCGCAATACCAAGAATGCTTAAGTCAGAAGCCGCAAGAACACTTGGGATTTCTCAAGGGCGCGTAACCCAGCTTGTTAAATCAGGCAAGCTCGAAACGTTCTCATATCAAGGAAGAGAATACGTCACAAAAGCAAGTGTTGACGCTCGCAAAGAATACAACGACTTTGGGTCCCAAGATGAACCTTCCGAAAAAGAACAGAATCTAGTCCAATCAAAGAGTTATTCTCTGCATGAAAAACCATCTGAGCAACTTGAATACTCAAATGTCCTTCAATTTGAGCCGAATAAAAAGCATGCCCAAATTCAAACATATGAAGCAAGGGATGAAACAAGGGAGCTTATGTAATGGCAAGAAGAACTGAAGTTCTCACACAAATATTAGTTGCAAATAGAGTACGGAATTTGAACGCCCAAACATCTACTGAGATGAAAGGTGAAACTGAACAATTCACCTTTTCGATTACGCCGGTCAGCTGTAAAACAAGAGTAATCAAAGACCTTGACTTATATGCCAAAGTAATAACTCTTGCCGCTGATATCAACTTATTCCAAAAAGATAAAGACGATGCGTTCGCTTCGATAAACATCATTGTAGATGGTAAGGCGACAGTCGTTAGCAAAGACGAAGCAGACGACAAACTATATAACGAGCTTTTGAAAACTGCAGCAATAAGCACATATGAATTCGCTAGGAACAAAATAGCCAGCTTACTATTTAGTATGGATATTGATGATTTTACCCTCCCAGCCATCGACCAGAAAAAGCTTGTTTCTTTGTTTAAGAAAGTTGAAAAAGAGAACGAAAAAGAGGAGCTTTAAGCTCCTCTTTTTATATCGCTCGCCTAAGTTGTAGTACTTCTGCACCATCTTTATGAGCGTCGTTAAGAGCTTCTCCGATGATTTTTCCTGCCTTCTGAATCTGCTCCAGGTCTGTGTCTGCATAACGCATGGTCATGTTAATGTCACTATGTCCAAGAATGTCTTGAGCACTCTTGATGTCCATGGTTCTAACCGCAATCGTCGCATAGGTATGCCTTAGATCGTGAAAGACTGGTCTTCTCCCCTGCGTGCCTAGAAGTCCCCATTCTTCTGAGTGTCTCTTCCACCATGTCGTGATTCGCTCTGGCCTAAGATACTCACCAGAGAAGTCCCCGAGGATATACATTTCTTCATTAAATGCAATTCCCATCAACATACAGTCCTCGATGTATTTAGAACGCCATTGCTTAAGAATGTCTACGAGTGGTGCTGGGACAGGTACCGTTCTGGTTTTACCGTTCTTTAAGCCCTTAATGTAGGTCTTACCACCGTCATATGAGATAGCACGGCAGAGGTGTGCTGTGACGTCCTCTGCTTTGAGCTTTACATCCTTCCACTGAAGCCCGCAGCACTCCTCACGTCTCATACCAGTAAAGTACGCCAAATACGTTGCAATGACCATAGGAGACAACTCAAGAGCGGCAAGCATAACTTGAAGCTTCTTGCGGGAAGGTTCGTCCAAAGGATTTGGCGGCGCAAGCTGGCCCCTAGGAGCCTTGATTGACGCGCAAGGGTCATATTGCAGATCTCTAATCGCTACAGCATGGCGTGTACATTGACGTAATCCATTGAAAGCCTTTTTGATAGTGTTTGCTGAGTAGTTTGAGTCGTAAAGCCAGGACACGTACATTTCAACGTCTGTAATAGTAATGTCCTGTAAGCGTTTCTCACCAAAGAAGAGATCTATGTATCGGATACTGTTCTTGTAAGACGTATAAGTACGCCGTTCTATTTGTTGCGTGGCCACAAGACTCTTAAAGTAATTGAGACAGTATGTGTACGCCGAACAATCAAGCCTTGTTGCTTGGCTCTGTTCAACAACCTCAACAAACCCCGCATCCTTAACCCATTTCTCAGCCTCAAGCATGGCAGTCTTTTTGCCTCGACCAGTCTTATCCGATGGAGCACTCAAAGAATGGTGCTTCTCATGGATAAGCCCATCTGCTCCATGGTACCTCACCCTTGCCTGCCAAACCTTGCCACGCAATCTGACTGAGATATTCATGCCGTTTCTCCTTAACGTGCAACAAGTTGGTTGGAGGCGCTGCCT